GCTCTCTATGCTGTCAGTTCAGCACCGGCTCATCAGTGCTGTTGCCTGCCAAGGTCGCATCTTCAGCCGAGTACTTCGACGTCACGATGAGTTGGAAGCGGTCCAGCGTGTAGGACACGTACAGGACACCGTCACGCAGCAGGCGAGTGAACTTCACTGGCACAGCCGAATCAGGGGTCATGTCTTCAGCCACAGCCAGCATCTCTGCCAGAGCCAACACCATGCGACGGGTCTCAGGACCCATCCGACCAAAGTCAAGCGACGTAGGGTCGACGTTGATGTAGTCGAAGTACCGCTGCACGAAGCTGGTCACGCCGTCACGGTTGTACGGACTGCCTGCCACTGCCACGGTGATCGCCTTGTGAGATGCACCGAAGATCTCGGCGTTGCCATCAAGGTAGGCATCGGTATAACCTTCACCACGCACCAGACGAATCAGTTCCGCCTTACCGTAGTTGAAGTTCGACACCGAGCTGTAGAGACCGCTCTCCAGGACCCGGTTAGGGATGGAGTACTTCTTCCACATCGGCACGAAGATGAACTCGGTCGAGGTGAAGATCTCTGGGAAGATCGCAGCCCAGTCGTCTTTGCCATGGTCGGAGTGAGACAGGATGTAGTCCCGCAGCGCTTCCTTGATAGCATCAACGTTGTTACCGGCGATACCGTAGACCAGAGGCGTCCAGTACGTGGCAATGCGACGGGTCTTGTCGGCCGGGTCAGTCGGGTCGTACCACTCATACATCGGACCGCTGATGAAGGACTCAGGGTAGACTTCACGGATGGCTTGGACTTTCTCCATCTTGAGGTCGTGAGTCATTTCAGCCAGGGCAGTGATGACCGCTTGACGCCCCAGGAAGAACACGTCCAGGTCTTCAACAGGCGCAACGACTTCAATGTGGAACTCGTCGTACTGCTGTTCGAACGTTTCCGACGAGAACCACAGTTTGTACTGGAGTTCGTCGTTGGCGATGTCGCGGATCTCAATGACCGTAGGCATCCACACGCCCTGAGCAGCCTGAGTCATCGACCCTGTGGTGAAGATCGAGTACTTGGCTTGCCACTGCTGAACGAAGGCCACACGGAAGCTTTCGCTGCTCGAGTTGAACTTGTTCGCCAGTGCCGAATCGTAGGCCCACTTGCAGACAGCCAAGAGATCCTGAGCCAAGATACCGTTGATCTGCTCACTTACACCGTCACGCTTGCTGGAGAAGCCAATCAGGGTGTAGCCAGGGGAGGCTGCCGAGTTCAACTTCTCTTTATTGCGACCGTAGGTAAATCCACGATCGGACAGTTCCCCGATCGGTGCCACGATGTCGACGCTGTTGTCAATCAACGCGGCGATCTGGCAAAAAGCCTTGAGTTTATACATGTCTATCTCCGTGCTGATTGTCACGTACACTATGACAATCGTTAAAGAATACTCGGAACGTCCATACCATTTCCAGGGAATAAGATGATAACGCTCTTTAAGGTACTCAAAGCACTCTTCCGCTTCGTCCGGGAGATTTGGCTTCGTGATCGTACCTTCAGGCAGTTTGTCCGAGACAACCTTTCATTAATCGTGACGACGCTGGGTTTCGTGATCATGACTCTCATGTTCATCCACGTCTACCTGATCGTTCTCGACCAAGAAGATGTCATCGCCGAACACGAGCGAGCTGAAACTGCCATGAAGAAAGAGATTGACGAACAGATTCCATACCTCAAGGAGAGGATGGAGTGGTATCGCGATCGCTATTACGAGTTGAAGTCCAAACCTCCTAAGACACCGACGACCACTGGTCCGCCGGAGCCAACCAAACCCCAAAAAACACCGGAAGACAAGCCGGTGATCATTCGCCCGCCTAACAACGATCTTGTCGAACGTTGGAAAAAGCTTAGCCAATAGGTTTACCACCATGATTGCTGGTTTAGTGAAAGGAAGCCGGATCTTCCACCTTTGCTGGATATTTGTGTTCCTTGGCTCCTGCTCAGTCGTGCAGACCATCGACAACCGTACCACAGTGTTCTCGTTCCAACTACCGGACGAGACCGCTGACTCACCTTGTGGAGAATTCAAGCGCACTGTTTACTTGCAGCACGTCAGGCCCACACTTCCTAAGGTCAACATTGCCAAGCTCACGCCGGATGAGATCAATGATGTCCTCCTCGCACACACCGAAAAGCTCAAGGTCTACCTTGACCATGAAGAACAGTACCTTCGCGAAGACATCGCTCGCCACAACATGAAATGCGGCAAGAGCGGACGTCCTGTTTTTCAGAAATAATCCGGTGTATCACATGAGCACTGTGACAAGTGCGCTAACACATCTAAGGGTTCAGTAAATGACGGATGTTAAGGAAAGCCCGGCATCCGGCGGGTACAATGGGGTATTGTACGCCGACGGTGGGTTTTATAGCAGTGAACGCGCTGGGGGGTGGGGTCTACATGGTTACGTGTACACAGCAGACGCGTTACCGGACAAGACCCGTGGAAGTGGTGTGCCTGGATCGACACCAACGGCTGTCGGCTACTCCGACACGAAGGATGAGCAGAAAGCCGTCAACATCCTAAACTACATTGATAGCTTCGGTGGGGTGCCTAAAGCAGGCAGCAACAACCACACCGAGCTGCTTGCTGCAAAGGAGGCGCTGTCATACGTACTTGACAAAGGGCTGAACGAAACGATCATCTACTCGGATTCCCAGTATGTGGTCAAAGGCGTTAACCAGTACCTGAACAAATGGAAGCAAACCGGCTGGCGTAAGCAGGATGGCGAAGAGGTGGCCAACAAGGCCGACTGGATAGCCGTCGACACACTGCTGGGCCAATTGCGCGACAAAGAGAACAAAGTCACCCTGGCGTGGATCAAAGGGCACAACGGACACACCGGGAATGAGAAGGCAGACAGTTGGGCCGGTAAGGGCAACAGTCTGGGCCTCAATGGCTACGAACTCACGTACAAGCTCGAGCAACAGCCGGAAGGGTACTGGAAAGCAACCGGTACGTACAACCGCATGTTTGACCAACCCAAGTGGTATTTCAGTTCTGACGCTACGGAGCGCAGGGTCTCAAAGGACGGTCGCCACGTTTACTGGACTGGTCAGCATGGGGATGACGAAGACATCGCTAAGCCGCAATCCGACTCAAGCAACGCTGTTCTTTATTTGAAAGACGACGTTGAAGTCTTGGAGAAGGTGCGTCAGCATTTCGTCAAAATGGACACCTCACAAGTAGGGCATCTGTTCGTAGGTGCGCTGCGCAACATTCTGAACGCCAACACCACCGAAGACATCATGCGTTTCGGTCTGGACGTGCTCAGGCGTAACAAGTCGAACTGGAGTCTTCAGACTGAAAAGAAGATCCCGGTCATCCATCACGTTACACCCACTGGGCTGTCCTACTACAACGTGGACAACCTGGAATGTATGTCGGTAATCCTTGACCAGTTCATGGAGGGTGACAAGTCGGTGATCGCTACCGATTTGACCGACCTACTATATGAAGCCGTGGAAAAGAAGGCAGTGGTGACGTTCAAGTTGCGTAAGGAGATCACCTCAGCGGTGAAACACCTGGACGTGAACGTGAATTACAACACTGGCTTCGCCCGCGAGCTGAGGGCGATGGAAGAGGTCCCGACGACGAAGGCGAAAGTCCGACTCATCGTGGGTTCCGACATCATTGGTCGAAATGCGCTGTCGGCGCTCGCGGATGTAGTCAAGCGAGTGGTGGCTCTGACCTGGCGTGAGTCTGATTCGGTGATCCGTTACGCAACTATTATCGAAACAGAGCACGACATTGGAATCTGGGCCAACCCGTTCGGCAATTTCAAACTTGTGAACTAAGGGCTCGGCTATGTACCGATCTGTTGCGATAAACCAGTCAATGGGGTTCTGGACTTCCTTCAAACGCATTGTGTTTGTTGTAAGTCTGTACTTCCGTTTGATTCGGAACTACGACCCTGACGATTCCCTACTTACAGAGTTCAACAAGCTTTTCTACCTGGTCAATGATCCGACGACCCTTTCCTTCCCAGCGATGTCTGCTCGGATGCTTTGGAAGGGTAAGAATGTCGACCAGATCGTCAAGTGCTGTGAAGAGGGGGATTATAAACAGGCGGTCGAACTTGTCTATGGAACCATGCCTAAATGGTTACGTTACTTGGACAGGGAGACCATGTGCAGAGACGTTGAACGTGTTCTTCGTCAATCGCAGCACCACGAAAGATTGGCATGACGCAGCATAGATGGGAGGGACTCGTGCCCTCCCATCGACTTTATGCCCGTTGTTATTTTTTCAGCTCTTTGACGCTGTCTTTCAGTGCTTCAGAGAACTGGCGGATACGGAACAGCAACACGCCGTACGATTCCATCTCCTTGGCGATCTGCAAGGTGATGTCGATCAGCTCCTGGATCGAAGCCTTGGACACGCGGGAGTTACCTTCCACGTAAGGCATGAGCTTCTCAGACAGCTCCATGGAGCGCTGTACAGCTGCCAGAGACTTGGACGCTGGGTGAGCTTTGTCCTTGGCAATGGCGTCGTTGATGTTGTTGTGTACCGCGCGGATGTCAGCAGCACGTTCTACCACAGCACCGAGGGTGCGGGTGATGTTGTTGCTGTTACCGTCGAAGTAGGTTTTACCTGCATCTTGCATGCTGGTGGTCAGACCCAGATCAGTCGGACCGCTGTAGCCAATGCCCGATGCCGATTCAAGGATCATTGGATCGTTAGCCAACTGACCCAGTGTCTCGTTGAAGCTACGGATCATGTATTCGGTTTTAACCGCACGACCCATGGCCTCGTTCAGGAGGGCAGAGTAAGGCAACCACAGGCCGATGAAGCCTTCAGGGACGATGACGTTCTTGTTAGCGGCGTCGACGAAGCCAACTTTGCCAACGAGGCCATCCATGTCGTTGGAGAACAACTTGACGCCAGCCAGGAACGGCATCTTCATTGCGCTGAAGAAGGTGCCAGCACGCTTGAAGAACTGACCGAAGCGCTGCTTCGAGTCAATGGTGAAGGTGGGTACAACTGAACTTTCCATGGAGATGACACGGGCAAGGTTCTGCAAGTCTTCCATGGATACGGTGTCGAGGGCGGTTTGGTAGTCGGTGGTCATCCACATGGCTCCGTGTTAAAAGAAAGTAGTTTTTCATATCGTTTGCGCACAACCGAACCTCTTTCAGATGGAATAGAGTCAATGTCCAACAACCCTTTTGCCATGTTCAAGAAGGCTCCGTCGATTCGTCCCATGTGGAACATCGGCGCGCTCTTCGACATCCAGACCGGTAAGTACTATAAGGGCAAGCACGGCGAGTCGATCCTGTGTGGTGGTCTCAACCACTTCACTGGCGTCGCCGGCCTGCCCAACATGTTCAAGACGGTCATCTCGCTCTTTCAGCAAGGTTCCGTATTGAACCGAGTCTCACTGGCCATTATGATGGCGCATGACTCAGAGAATACGCTGTCCCCCGGCCGAATCATGCACGTATTCCGTCAGTTCCCTGAACTGTTCGGCATCGATCTGGTCGAGCAGGGCCGTCTCCTCTTCACCGACGCGACCGTGTACAACGGTAACGAATGGTGGAACGTCATGCGCGAGTACGGTGAAAGCCGTCGCAAGGACAAGTCGATCCTCATCACCACTCCGTTCGTTGACGAGAGTAGTGGCGAGCTGATCAAGATTCCAAGTCCAACCCTTTCGTTCCTTGACTCCCTGTCTGGTCTTCAGACTGAAGGCGTCATGAACATGTACGAGAAGGGCGACATCGGTAACAAAGAGCTGAACATGGTGGCCATGAAGGCTGCCGGTGCAAAGAGCCAGTTGATCGACCAAGTGACTTCGGTCACCAGCGGATCGGGCCTGTTGCTGACCATGACTGCGCACGTGGGTCAGGAATACCAGCTCGACATGTACAAGCCGAACGTGAAGCGCTTGAAGTTCCTGAAAGGCGACCTCAAGATGAAGAAGGTCCCAGAGAACTTCTCCTTCCTCACGGCGAACTGCTGGTACTGCGTGTCCCTCCAGCCTTTGCTCGATGGCGACAAGCAGCCTGAATACCCACGTGACGATGAAGACGATCTGAAGGGCGACACCGACCTGATCTGCATCACGTTGGTGAACCTGCGTGGCAAGTCCGGTCCATCCGGCATTCCGTTCGAAGTGATCGTGTCTCAGTCCGAAGGCCTCAAGCCAGAACTGACTGAGTTCAGTTACTGCAAAGGCTTCGAGTACTTCGGTATCTCTGACAAGGACGGCAACAAGGCGAAGGGCAAACCGAACTTCCGCCTTGATCTGTACCCGCAACAAAACCTCACGCGCAAAACGGTCCGCAAGCTGCTGGAATCCGATTCGCGTCTGCAACGCGCCATGAACATCACTGCTGAGCTGTGCATGATGCGTAACCTGTGGCACGACCTGCCAGAGGACCTGCTGTGCAACCCGAAAGAACTCTACGACAGCATCGCTGCCGCTGGGTACGATTGGGACCTGCTGTTGGACACTCGTGGCTTCTGGCTACCGCTTGAAGAGAAAGGCACTTACGCCGACATTCCGTTCTTGTCGACGATGGACCTGCTCAACATGCGTGCCGGTACCTACCGTCCGTACTGGTACGATGCTGCCTTGAAAGCTAAAGGCATCGCTACCAAGGCCGTGGCTACGGCTGCTGCTCCATCGCAACAACCGGACCTTCCGAAGCCTGTTACAGGCGCTGATCTGTTGAAGAAGATCGCCGCCCGTCAGGATGCGAAAGTTTCCTAATAATCTGAGGCCGGTGTGCGCAAGCCGCCGGTCTCTATCCCACAATCCCTGGAGACACTCTCATGAGCAACTCGATTGTGTCCGCCGTCGTTGATATGCTGGCGGACCGTAACCCTAATGCTGCTACTCGTTTCGCCCGTGACTTCAATGTCCGGCTTGCCGATGAGCATGACGAAATCCGTGAGCTGAATCGCTACTGGCGTGACCAGCTGACTCGTCTGCAATCCTCGACCATCTCGGCACGCACCTGCCTGGTCGACAACATCATGCCGCGCGATTGGCTGCGTCATTTTGAACAACTGGTGCTGCCAACGATCGTCTCTCACGATCTGCCCACCATTCACTGAGGTACGTTAGATGGCCAGTCGTCAAGAAGTCACCGCGTTCATTGCAGGCGCCATTGCGGAGATTATTCCGGGTGACACCTATAACAGCGACCTGACCAAGAAACGCCTAGACGAAATGTCGGACGATGAGTTCGATGAATACATTCGTGCACTGGCGAAGCCAACGACTGAAGAAGGGATTGCGACGCAGGAAATCCTGCCGTTCTACTCTCCTAACCTGAAAGACCCACGAGTGACAATGCCTAACCTCTTGAAGGTGGCAGACCTCATCGGCTTTGAGTTCTTTGAACAGCTTTGGCTGACAGACCCGCAAACAGGTCGGGTATTCCTTACACCCCAGAAGTATCTCGTGATTGACATGACCGTAAGGCGTCAGGCACAGATGCTCACCAAGAAGTCTTCGATCCCAGAGAACTCCCGCCACGTCGATGAGATGTCAGGCCAGGTGACCGGTAAATCGAAAGGCTCCAAGATTTCGTTCCCTGAACTACAGGCACAGCTCGCCCAAGGGCTTGAGCACACCCTGATCGAAGAGATCAAGGTGCGAGGCGGTGACCGTGCCGCACAAGTAGAGTTTGATCGTCAGTTGATCGAGCATGGGGAAGCCAGCATCGTCGATGTTACGGAAGGCACGGGTGTAACCACGTCGACTTCCACCGTCGGGAAGCTCCTCAGGGGCATGATGATTGATACTGACATTGACGAGGTATAGGTAACATGGCAGCGACGGATACAGACCGCAGCACACTGGACAACCTGAACGCAGCGCTGCGCAAATGGACTGAAATGCAGTTCAACGACACCACCAACACTGCCATTGGCCTACGCGCGCAGATCATGGAGCAAGACCTGCCTCAGCTTCGGCGGGTACGTTGGTATGCGATGCACGATCAGGTGCACGCAACAGATCTGTGGCAGCGTTACGTGGAGAACCTTGAGCTTGAAGGTGAGCTCAAGGAAACGGTGTTCGACTTCTACGTGACAGGGGCGTCGTACATCTGGTTGGTTAACCCAACAGCCAGTGAAAACTACGATGCGTTCATCGCGCACCTGTGCACCAACCTGTCTTGGATGAAGCGGTGCCAACTGGTGCCTCCTGACCTCAAAGAACATGCGGCTGAACAAGTGCAGATCGAAGGCTTCCTCAAGGGTAACCACTGGGCTGTGTTCTTGATCCTGCTGTCCATGCTGGATCTCCAGTAGTCTTTATTTCAGCAATACATTATCCTTGAGACAATACCATGCAAAGATCAAGCGCTTTCAATCTCATGTTCGACATGGACGCGATGTTTGACAGCCGCATGGGGACGTTGTTGTGTTTGCGGGAAGACCTGCCTAAGGTTCTCCCGCTTGCAGCATACCGCGGACGCACGATGGATGATTGGGAAACCTTAACCGGCGGAGCAATCACCCAGGAGGCGTTCAATGAGCGTTATGCTCGGCGTGACATTCTCGTCCTCAAGCGCAGTATCATCACTGGGATGGTGCCAGTCTTAATGAACTACGTGGACAGTCTGAAGGAGCGATTCTTCCGGGGTGTCGACATCACGTCTATTTCGGTTGACATCAACTCGTGGCCGTACACGCTACCGGGTCCTCTGGCAGAGACATTCCAAAACTGCCTCAGGACTCTGTTGCCGGCTTATGTCCAAGTGAACATGTGTCACCATTCTCCGGCGTCCATGACCCCGACATTCATGGGCGGTCACTACAACGGCTGGATCACTTACGATCTGGACTCGTGGTTGGCCATGCACAAAGAAGAGTTGCTGGGCGTGCCCATTAACGAACTTGCGTGCATAACCCCCAAGCTCTTTAAGAAAGAGCCTGGGGAGTCTGAGAGCAGTGAGGAGGACATCTTCAAGGACATGGACAAGCACGGGCTGCTCGAGTTGATTATGGAAGACTTCGTCCATATCGAGCACATTCCCGTGACTGACTTTTGCTTCTTGTTGCCGCGCACCTACAAGCTGCCGGAAGAGGAAGAAGACGAACCTCAGTTGTCCTCGGAGTTCTCTTCGCGCATGGCGCGTTCGGAAGCTTCGACACTCTGAACAAAGTCGTCGTATTCCACTGGCTGAGTGCCTTGGGTGGTGATGTCTGGAACCAGTACAACTGGAGGCAGTACAGGTTCGGATCTGCGGGTAGCCACAGGTGCCGAGCCCAGCTCCACAGCAAACGGGTTCTTGCCGCCCAAGATGCGCAGCAGTTCGTTGTTCGCGTTGGCCAGACGTTCGGATTCGTTGACACCCATTTCTTCCACGTCGATCTTCCGCGTGGTGAGTGCAGCCGAGTCCAGGTCACGCAGCAGCTGCATGTTCAGGCTGAGTTCTTTGTCGTCAGACGGAATGCCCTTGGCGAATCGGCTCTTGAGGATTCTCAAGCGAATGCCTTGGGTGGTCTTGATCACATCACTGGGATCAACAGACTGATTGATATGGATAGGTGCCTGATCTGGATTCAGGTATTCCCCATCTTGTACAGGGTCCATATCGTCTCTAGCGAGAAATTCGCCTTCGAGCGGATTGATAGAGTTCATAGCTCCACTCCGTTAGGAAAAGGTATAGGTTCATAGGATCAGTGGTGCGAATAAGGGCCCACACATGCTCAAGCAGTTTTTAGCCTGGTTCAGGCGTAAAGAACCCTTGCCTCTTGAAGGCGAGAACATCTACGAAACTCTCATCAACCAACTGGAAGACATCCATGAAATAGCCAAACGCGGATTCAACTTACCCAAGACACGTACCGTGCTTTTAGAGACGGCCACAGTCAACCTAGAGGATCTGGCTGACTACTTGATCGAGGCTTCTGTTACCATCACCAAAGGCGATTCGCTTCCTGGTCGATGGACTACACGGGAATTTCGGTACGAGTTAGGCACCCTCGAATCATTTATATCTGAGGCTAATGAGTTGATCCATCCGATCGATTGGGTGATCCACCATAAGCTGTACATCGTGAAGTTGCTGGATGCGTTCCTGAAAATGGACAGCGCAGACCGCGACTACTACCAACGTAAATGCAACTTCGTAGTCGAAGACCTCCTTGCCTTGCTTAAAGCCAGTCGGGAGTGCCTGAGATAACCACCCAGGAATCACATCATGAGTAAAGAACAAGTTCGCATGATGAACGACGACGATAAACTGATCAAGGAAGCGGGTAACCCGCTGACTAATCTGTTCCGTCGTGTTCTAAAGGAGATGCGTGTTGAAACGCAGTCGTGGAACCGCCGACTCACCACGTTCCTTCAGAGCCATCTTTCCCGTGTCCCAAAGAACGCCAAAGACATTGGACAAGAGCGCAATAACTTCAACCGAGCTATTGCAAAGCGTCACATCACGTTTAAAACCTTTCAGAAAGCCATCCAGATTCTGGGTCCGCTCAAGTATTCTATGAGCATTACCCTGGTCATGCGCGATGGTAAAGAGCTGACGGTCTCTACAGGGTTGATTAACAACCCCTATTCCCAGATTGATTCGCTCAATGCGACCATGACAGGTAAAGGGCTGAACCCGGAAAACGACAACGTCGATTATGACGAAGACGAAGAAGAGCTGGAAGCCGACATCACTGACGAAGCTGTTGATGAGATGATTCATCAGATTCAAAGTCCGGTGTATCGTTCACGCAGTCCCGAACAACGCGCACGGCTCGGTCGAGTCCTCTCGACAGTCAGCGCGAAAACGACTCAAGTCAAAGACTAGGTCCTCGGTCGTCTACCCAGTTATAACAGGAACAGTGCCATGTCTACTGACACCCCAGCGAAAACTCAGAGCAACCTCCCCTACAAGCCGGAGGACGATGGTGTAACCCACATCAACGTCTATACTCGCGGTGCGACCACTTTGGGTCGAGGTCTGAGCAACCTCTCCGAATGCAACATCGAACACCCCTACTTCGGTCACTTCCGCACACTGGAAGGCCTGTGGTTCTACATGAAGACCGACTTCAAGGATGATCAGTTCCGCATCCTCAAAGGTATCGCTGCCCGGGATCTCGGCAAGTCGATGCCAACGGAACCGTACCCACTGTTCAACAAGATGTTCAAGTTGGGCATGTTGGTGAAACTGGAGCGCAATCCATCGCTCATCCAGGAACTGATCAACAACGACAAGCCACTCGCGCACTACTACTCGTACGGCGGTGGCAAGAAGATCGTTCAGCTTGATCGTCACCAGTGGCAGTTGGACTTCTGGATTCTGCTGCGCAGTACCTTGATCAACACCGGCTCGCTTGATGTGATTCGCAACGAGCTGGAAGAGTCGATCAAGTACCACCTTGCCAACCCGAAGAGTCCAAAGGTTGATGAGTGATTGACCGCATGAGGGCCTCCGGGTCCTCATGACACCCTCTTTCTTTTTTCTTTGTCCGAGGCTGACATGTCTTTGATCGCTATTCCGTTTTTCAAGACGGACAAAACCGAGAAGCTGGAGGCGGCTGACTCCTACGACATCTCGAACTCCCGCCCCATCAACAAGATCTACGATGCAGCCAAAGACGGAGCCAAGAACGTCTATGACCGTCTCGGTGGTCGTCAAGGCATTGCGACCGGCATACAGAGCCTGATCACCGCTAAGCGCTCTGGAGCCACGGGCAAGCAAATGCTTGAGGCTGGCCTGGGGATGTTCGGCACGAGCACCATGGGCATCCTGAAGACCGCTGGTAACGGTATCTTCGACAAGGCGGCTGAGTTCATCGACCTGAACCCTGAAACGGTCAACAAGATCAAGGGTACAGGGGAGCAACTGTTCTCTCGGCTCGAATACGGCGACCCCAGCGACCTGTCCAACTACGGGGAACTGACCACACTGTTGGGTGAACTGACAGGCAATGAGAACTACGCCAGTTACGTTAACTTGGGGCTTGAGTCAGCGGTCTTTGGTTCGGCCATTGCCAAGTCGGTTGAGTACGGGCAGTACCAGTACATCGGTGACGTGAAGCAGTACATTGACCCTGCGGTGTATCAGCAAGCGTTGGTGTACAGCGTCCCCATGGTGTCGACGTCAGGTTCTCTGACAGCCGTGAAAGAACTGCTGGCTCAGATGACACCCGATACGGCCATGGCTACCAAGCCGGACTTCATCAAGTCGTTCCTGCAACAGTTCAAGACGCCTGCCGATATACCGATGACACGGGAAGCCTACGCCCAAGACTTGGTGGACACTTTGAACCGCCTTGACGTCAACTGGTACAAGTTCAAGCGTCAGGACGATCAGACCATTGTGGACCTGACTAACCTCGGCATTGCCAGCGCAGATGCACTCTCGTTGTTTGAGCTGCATCCAGAACTGGGACGCTACGCCATCGCTGCACCATTCGCCCCGGAGTTGAGCGTGGAAGAAGTCATCCGCATTCAATTCCCCAAGATGGTCACGAACCTTACCTAACGAACATAGGGCCAGGGGCAGTTGCCCCTGGCCCTTATGCCGCTTTACTGTCGATCGGTAGCCTGACTGAAGCCTTTGATAGCTTCGCCAGTCACACCAGACATCGCCCACATACCAATCCGTTCTGGCGACACCATGTCGTCGAACGCTGCCTGTTGACGAGCCAAACGAACGGCCCATTTACGCAGACTGTTGATCTCAGCTTCCAACGGAATGCCTGCCAAGATGGCCAAGTAGTCCGTGTAGTTGTTATCGTCGTCGTACGTAGAGCCCAGCATCGCTGAGGAGACCGCTACGCCGTTTTCACCGCCTGTGGAGGCTGACCCACCGCCCAGCCACGAAACGCCTGCACCGACCCCATAGCCTGCGGCTTG